GTACCTGCGTTCGAGCATTGCGCTTGTGCATACGGGCGACTTCTGCTTCGAGAAGTTTGATATCTTCCATAGTGGTCACGAAGCTTCTACTATGCCGCCTCGGGACTTCCATGTGTCGAGGGCGACTTTGAAATCAGGGGGCATCTTGGCTTGAATGGGAAAGTTACGTGTTTTAAGGTCTGTGTCGGTAGCTGCAGAGTCCCAAAAGAAGTCTTTGCCTTGGCGCACGGTCAGTACGACATCGCTGAACAGTGGATTGAGCTTCGGTGCGAGCTTCTTGCCGAGTGCGTGGACCGTCTTGGTCGAGCCACCGTTGACGAGATCGACTTCGCGGTCGATGTGAGCCAGCACGATGACCCAACAGTGAATTACTTGGTACATCTGGCGAATCAAGTTCTCGACGTTGTTCTGAGCGACTTGCCATTCGCCTTCGTGGAGGATGAGCTTCTCGCCCACGGCCCATTCTTTACCGGCTTGGCATAGTTCACTGAAGTGGTCAATGACAATGGCTCGGCTCGTGGGCCAAGCATCAACCATACCAAAGTCCTCGCCTGTGCGGTCACATTTGAACTTGGCGAGGGTCTCCAGAACTTGACGATAGCGAGTCTGTGAGGACTTGTTTACGTCGAAGGACTTCGTGATACCATCGTAAGTGAGCCCGCCGAGCTTATCGGCCTCCGCGAGCATGGAAGTCCATGTCTTGTTCTTTGCTGTGATAGAGTGCCAGTGGAGCTTGTCTTTGGGGATGTCGCTCACGGACTCGAGACCCTGTGGGTCGAGGGAGACGATGAATGGTGTGATACCTGCGTTAACGAGGGTACGCAAGGCGTAAGTCTTGCCCGTGCCGCCGGGACCCATTAAGAGGATCTTTGGTGCGTTGATCGGGCTGCGAGGTTTCGTTGCAGGGACAGCAGATAGCTCACTCATTCTAGCTCCTTTAAAAGGTCGTCTACGTTGACCACAGCACCTTTTTTACGTGGGGGATAGTCAGTTTGCTTGTAGCCTTCGTAAGTGTAGCGCTCGAACCATGCCCCAGTGGGGCCGCAGCCAATGTTGGTTATCTCACCTGGTCCCGAAGAAACAAGTTGCCCGGCGCGAGCATCATAGCAGGTAGCAAAGACGAGCTTGTAAATCGTGCCGCCGCTTACTACGTCCTTATCCATACTTACAATATTCTGCTTCGCATGGCACCGCCATTCCTTCGCCTCAGAATATGCTCGTGTCCCGACGAGGAACTTACACTCGGCACAGATACGATCTTCAGCCTCCACGAAGGTTATAGCTTTGTTTCCGTTCTCAGCAATGGGTTCCATTGACGCCTTTCAAACGCTACATCTAAGAACGGTTGCGGGTCTTGCGCGAGGCAGACTTGGCGGAAGGGACAACCGCCATATTCGCTGCACGCATGGTCTAGATTATACCTGAACGCTCCGCGCTTCCACTGCGCGAGGCAGTCGTTGATATCCTCTAACGTCTGGTTAAACCAGCGCTCGATTTGCCACTCCGGGCGGTAGGTGATCGCTTCGGCGGTTTCATACTTCGTCTTGAGTATCGAGATACCCCGCACGAGTACGCCATCAACTCGGAGGCCAGCCCTGCGAGCAGCCCAGCAATAACCTGTAAATTGGCTGCGTAGGTCCCATTGTCTGGCCCATGACGAGCCGAGAGAAGTAGTTGTTTTCTCATCTGAGATATAAGTACCGCCTGCGTATGACACAACTTGGTCCGCGCGCCCACACCAGATAAGAGGTTCCCCTGTTTCTGGATGGCTAATCGGAAGTGGCTCAGCGAAGGAGAACTCGATTCCATGCTTGTCTCCTACTAGAATAGGTTGAGCTGGGTCGGTCGGGAGCGGGTATTTGTCGAAGTAGAATTCGAGGGCTCCAGCCATGCGATCGAGGGTCTTAGCACTTCCTTCTGGAGGGGTAAAATCTCCGTAGAACTCCATGAGGGCGCGAAGGCCAACGGCAACTGCCTCGAAGTCAGATAATTTGTCGATATGAAAAGCTCGCCTTGCCGCTTCGAGACCGTGGGCAAAGGCAGCACCTGCGTGAAGATGGACATTTTGGGCCCGAGGTTTCCAATGTTGGAAATATTCAAGCTCGGCTTTGCGACCGCAGGAACGCAGCGCAGTGACGAGGGAAGCGTCCCAGAGGCTTGGGAATGGTGTGGTAATGCTTTTGCTCATTCTAACTCCTTAAGTAACTCATCCGCGCTCTTAACTTCCGCCTTCGCTCTCGTGCGTTTCTTTGAACTTTGCTCCGCCGCGCTACGACGTTCTTGGCGTAAAAGCGTCACGAACTCTTTAAGTTCTTCTTGCGTGAGCGTGCCCTCGATTTGTTTCGAGCGCCAAAGGGCGATTTTTGAGTTTAGTTCTGAGCTATACATGGCCAACTAAGGCTTCTAAATGTCGCTTGAGTATTTCGACCGTTGCTTTCGGGGCCCGGACGATTGTGCCCGCTGGTACGACAAAATACGGCGCGAGGTCGAGCGAGCCCCACTCAAAAAACTCATGAATACGCTCGCGGAAGAAGGATTGGTACGCGCCCTGCGGGACCTTCCCCGTGGTTGCCGAGATCAAATAAAGCTTCACCTTCCCAAGTTCATCCTCGGGAAGCGTGATCTCGACTTGTGCGACAGGGAGAGCGTTACGCGGTCGTGGCATTAATAGCCTCAATCGCTTCTTTATGCTCTACGCACATAACTGTTGCCTCCTGTGAAAGTGAGTCTGTGGACACAGTCCCCGAGCTTTTGTTGTTCGATATCGAAAGAGGCCCATGTGTCGCGAGTATATGGGTCCTTGTGAAGTTCGTAGCGCAAGCAATCTTTGCGTTGATCGCACGACTGCCCGGCGCATTTGAGAGCTGCGGAGAGGTTAGTCATTACCTACCTCGATCTGCACCGAGCCCCACACACGCACTCGGCACTCATGGGTGAGACCTTCAAGGATATTCATACCCTTAGGAAGCGATAGAATCTCGCGCGGGGTCTTGCCGTGAAAAGTTGTGTCCGAGTCGAGGGTGAGAAAACTCATCCCGCCGTGGGATAAGTGCGCTGTAACGAAGCACGGAAGCGCGGCGGCAAGCGTCTGGCCCATATCCAAGATTATTGGTAGTGAAAGGGCGATCTTGCGCTCCGGCGCTTCCGGCTTCGTTTTCGGGAAATCTTGCCCGAGCCAATGTTCTGCAGTAACGTATTCGATTTTGAATTCTCCCATTGGCTCTGCAGTAGCGAGCAGGCGGCGTACATCCTTCGCTGAAACGTGGCGTAACTCATCGAAGAGGCCAAGGAGAGTATCGAAGTTACATCCGCGATGCACGAGTTGAACTTGGCCAACTCGATACCAGTTTTCTGGCTTGGTGAATACCTCACGCTCTTGGGTAAAGGCTGAAGTCTTACCGCGTCGTTTCGGCGGCGTGGCTTCTGCAAGGGCTTGCGAGAGGATGTTTTCAAGATCGTCGTCCCATTTTGGGCTTGTCATTTTAATTCTCCGTGTAAGTGAGTGGCGCGGTCGTGCGCCTATTCACCGGGCGATTGTACGCCCTAATTGCCGGGGATGTCAACAATAACTTTACGAATCTTTGGAAATTGTGCTTCTAATTCGCGCAGATCGTTCGCGGCGTCACTTACTCCATGCCAATCGCCTTCGTAAACTTTCGCGTGCAGGTACTCGATTAAGATCGCGCGCCGCTTCTCGGGAGATAGTAAAGAGTATGGTTTCATAATCTACTCAAACAAAGCCCCCAAGGGTTTCCCCTTGAGGGTTTCGTTCGCCAAGCACGGAGGCACTTGACTTGCACCAGCGCAGTTTGCTGGTACCGTTACGCGATTTGAGCGAGCAGCGCGTCGGTATCGACTTTCGCTGCCTTCGCATCCCGCTCTCCTTCGAGGCGCGTGATGATCGGGGCGAGACGAGACGACTTCCGCAGGGCTTGCTTCTCGGCCGCTGACTTCGTCGAGAGGAAGGTTTTGATATCGTCCTTCGTCTTGCCAGTCAGCTCGACAAGAGCCTTCGCCAGCACGCTCAGCCCGGCGAATCCGCCGCCTTCACGCACCGCGTTCCAGTCGCCCTTGGCCAAGCGCTCGGCCAGACCTTCAACTTCCAACTGCATGTCGTCCTCGGAAGCCGCGTTGCCATGCTCGTCCTTGAGCCCGGCTACCGTATCCCCGAGTTTCTGCGCGTAGCCGTGCCCGGCCGCGTACAGCACGTGCTGCTTCGGCACTTCAAACGTTGCTGTGTTACCGTTCCGCCAGTCGAAGCGCACTGCCACGGAGTCGCCGTTTACGACGACTTCCTTAAGCATTTTGCGCTTGCCCGCGAACTCGACTTTCCTACCGTCCGTCATCGAGACGGTTTCGACTTGCTTCTCTTGCGGTTGAGTTGCCACTGAGGTTCTCCTGAAATGTGAAGAGTCTTTTGGGCGGCTCTTCTAAGCCCTTAGTATCACGAATGATACGATATGGATTGTACGGGAAGAAGAAAGAAATGTCAACTAGAACTTGGGTCTTCTTCTATAAGCGATCCGTTGACGATTATCTCTGCGCCTAAAGGTCACGGTCGTCATCTATCTTCGCTTGCTGAATGTCGTGAGCGCGGCAGCAAGGACATTGACCATGTACGAGGATTTGTCTCTCTGTGGGAGAGCCACAATCCTTGCAGGGAATTAGTTTATGGAGTTCATTTTGAGCTGGAGTCACTTCGTCTCCTTCCTTGATTCCTCTGCGGCGGACGACTCAACGAGATCGGGGGCATCAACGAGGTTGAATTGGGCGCACCAGCCGCGCAGTAAGTGGTGTTTCAGCCCGATGTCGTCAAACTCTTTCTCGCCGCAGAATGGGCATGTCATGGGAAAGAAGTCGCTCATGGCTTGCTCCGTGAATCGTCTTGAGGTGAGCGCTGCTTAATCGCCGCGTCAATGGCCTCATGAAGGCGAGTTTCGACTATGCAAGTTCCGGGGTAGTCGCACGTTTTTCCGGCTTGGCATCTCGACTGTGGGCAGTCAACCCATTTTTCGCTCATAGCGCCTCCCTCATTGCCTTATCCACAATTCCGTCGATGTCCTCTTTGCAGTTGGCGATGTCCGTAAGTGCTGCGCGCAAACCGGGAGGGTTGTGAGCGCAGACGAAGCGATAGCGGGCCGCGTCCATCTCCGCTTGCGGCCCGCTATCGACTACTCGACCTGTTTCTTCACCTGCATCGTGTGCGCCACGTTCAGCGCCGCTTGCGAGAACCTGATTGCGTCCTCGGACTTTTCGGCTTCCGCCGCTTTCTTCACCAACGCTTCGATTGCTTCTTTCATCGGGTTTTAGCTCCGAATGTTCCAGAGAAGATAGGCGCTCTGGAGTCGCCGTAATTGGCTCTCGTCCTTCCGGCTGCACTGAAAGGGCATAGGTCAACTCTGCAATCAGTTTGTCTTTCGCGGCGATGCTAGAAGCGTCGCCTTTGAGACTGGCCTTATGCGACTCTTTTTCTTTCGCCAACGCGCTCTCCAACTCTTCGATCCGCTTGTCTGCCTCGGCCAATGCTTCTTGGTAGTCGCTCATCTCAGCCATTGGTGCTCCCCTCATCTCCAGACTGGCGCTGCGCTTCGGGATCGAATATGCCAAACTCGGCCAACCTCTTAACCACTTCCTCGCGCGTAGGCATCGGGTCTAACAATTTTCCCGACATCCCTCTGATCCAAGAGATTTTCTGCTCGTAGATTTCCTTCGGCGTCATCTTGTGCAGCCGCGCGATCTCCAGCTTCACGTCGAGGGGCGTATTCATGCGCTCGTTCTGTCCAGACCGTTGAGATAGTCTTTGATGCGGTCGCGTATCTCGAACTTGAGCGGCCATGTGTGGCGACCATGATCGACTTCGCCGCAGCAATCATCTTTACCGTCGCAGGCGGTCAATGCACCGAGCGCGTTTTCCAGAAGTTCCTTGGCCGCTACCGGCAATGCCGTTGCGGAGACTACTGCGCGCTTGCCCATAGCTTCCGCGATCTGCGCGTTCTGTTCTGCAAGGGCGAGAGCATCTGCCAACTCGCGCTCAAGCTCACGAGCGAAGGCCACCGCGTCCATCTTGCTAAAGCGGTAGCACTCGCCGCCGTTCTCTTTGAACCATGCGTCAGTTCTCGGCGTATCACCTTCCTTCGGCACGATGGCAGACAGGGGAGCGACTTCCCCATCGGTATCGTTCTCGCCCCAGGTCGTGAATCGTTGCGCTTGAGGTCTGTAGCGCCACATCGACCCATCTTGGCCGACGTACTCGGCTTCTTCGATGGTGTCTGCATGTACCCATCGACCAACGGCCCTGTCATTCTCGCCGTAGCGTTTGACGTACTCGTACTCCCGTTCAGCGCGAGCGATAACCGTTTCCCAGTAGACGCCTGGGCGGAAGATGGTGCTGCCGATCTGAGCGTCCTTCGTGAGCAGCCTACGTTCCGGCGTTGCTGCTTCCGGGAGCGGCGTCAGTGCTGAACGGGCAAGCCAGGCGGACAGGGCGACCGTGCGGAATGCGCGATCGGCCTCGTAATTGGCCTTGTCTCCTAGTTCCTGTTTCTTCCACCACGCCTCGAAGTAGTCGTGCTCACTCATGGCTGCTCATCTCCATCGCGTTCATTGAAGATTACCGTGGCCTTGTACGTCTCCGCTCGACCAGCAAGGCTGCGACCGTTGAACTTTATGCACACATTTTTGGGCCAGCCGCCATGAACACCCTTGCAGCACGAAAGGCTTCTCGCTGGTAATGCTGAAACAAGGGGCTTCGGCTTTGTAGGTATAGCGTGGCTCGTTCACTTTCGTTCCTCTATGCTCACGTCCCTTGATTCCTCTTATCTACGGCACTCACCCGCCACCACACGGCGGAACGGTGTAGAACCTCGGCTTCTTCGTCTCATATTCCGCCGCGTCGCTGACCATAAGATCAGGCTCGTCGTCGCGCTCAAGGAAGATCGAGTAGGCCCAGTTAAATCCCGGCTCACGCGCTTTAAGCGCCGCACCGAGCAGCTTCTTCCTGCTGACAGAGCGGCGCTTCCCATCAACGAAGTAGACGTACTTAGCCATCTTTGGCTCCACTACTGTCCAGACCGTTGAGCAAGACTTCGACCCTGTTGCCGATGGCGTCGAGGATGCGCTCAAGTTCTTCGATGGTTGGATCGGCGTTGCTGTACGCGGCCATCAGCGACAGTTCCTCCAGCCCTTCGCGCATTCCGGTTGCGGATGGCAGTGCGCGAAGGCGAGCGATCTCATTCGCCATCTGGCGGATCAGTAGAACTGGGTGCGCTTGCGATAGCCCATCAAGGACTCCTGGCTTGTCGAAGTATTCGGGGATGTGCTCGACCGTTGTCGTTGCAATGGCAGATAGGGGAGCAGCAACCGCAGGCGGTGCCGCCCGTGTCTCTTGTCCTTGCGTGACAGAGGAGACCTTGGCCTCTCTGGGACTCGAACCCGGCACCTGCGGCGCTGCATAGAGTGGTAGAAGGTCGCTTTCCAGACAGCCCATCAGATCGGCTGCGGCCTTCGTTGGATAGAGTTTCTTTTCGTCCTTGTCGAAGTAGCCAAACGGCTTTGTCGTTGCCATCTCCGAGCGTGCATCAGGAATGACGAACGACTCGCCAGCTACGAGATGGGCCAGTTGAACTCCATCCCGGTTTACGTTGACGAACACGCGCCCGTCTTGGCTGCGGAACACATCAACGACAGTCATTTCTTCCCTTTCCGCATGGAGTTGATGCTCCATCGCCCGAGTTAAGGGCTTCGTCGAGCGACGAATTGTGGCTCTCACGCTTTCCTTTAGCGAAGCCTTCCAAGCGCCCAGCTAGTTGAGCGACAGAGATCGCTACCGCTGCGATATTCCCTGCAGCAACAGCTACTGTTGGTGCGTGGCTCGTTGCGTATTCTTCTGCTTCTTTTGCAAGTCTCTGAATGTCTTGCAGTCGTCCGATGATTTCGTTCATTTCCCCTCCTTAAGTTTCTCGTGCAACCTCGCAAACGATTCGTCTGCGAGGCGCTTCAACTCAGCTTCCCCAATAGGGTCAGTCGGTTGCTCAGGCGTAAGCCACGCCCAAGTATCGCCTCGATCAATCCGGCGGATAGTTTCGACTGAAACATGGAAGTCCCGCGCAATCTCGCGAGGCCATTCTTTCAATCGCGTAGGCTCGCTAAGCCCCATAAAGTGGCCGAGCCGCCTCTTAATAATCCTAACATCAGCCTCCGTAAGCGCCGATGACCGCGTGAACTTTCGCATCCTATCCGTGTATTGGCTCAATGCAAGCCCCCACTCTCTTTCAAAACCTCAACGATCTCTTCATCTGTCAGCCCCATCATTTGCAGGACCAACAAGAACTTGTCACCGGGCATGTTTTCAAAGACTTCCAACCCATCATCCAATTCCATGCGCGATTATAACCCAAGCTTTGCTATTCCGTCAAGAACAACTTGCAACAATCTCACGCAACAACAACACACACAACACCATACCCCCCTCCCGTTCCCTAACTCTAAACCACTTAGCCCCTAAGATATACTACCTCACCCAAAGAGACTTACCCATTCCAAGAGATACAAGTTAAAAAAAAAATAAACAGTGTATAACTGTAAGTCTATGGCAAGGTCCCTATCGGTCATGGAATGAGGGAGGGCTGTATTGTTGTGTGTGTTGTGGTATGTGTTGTTGTCGCACTAAAGACAAAAGGGGCTCGCCTATGGTAGCGCGAACCCCTCTTGCTAGTCGCCGAAAACGATGATGACGGTTAGCGCGAGCATGAATAGAGCGAGGCCGAACATGGCGGCGCTCATGACTCGAGCGCGCCGAATAGCGCGTCCTCGTCAACGTTCGCTGCCTTCGTCGTCAGCCGCGTGTATTCCGCCGCGATATCTGCAATCGCGTTGTACGAACGCAGGAAGTCATCCGCCTTGTCGCGCAGCTTCTGCTCGACAACGCTGACTTCCATGGCGCGCACTGTCGCAATGGCCTGATACATCGCCGCGCGGTCGAGCCGCTTCGACACGACGCCTTCACGCTCGACACGCCACGAAGCCGCGCCACCGTTGAAATGGTCGCACAGCTTCTTGATCGTCTCGAAGCGCTGAACGTTGTTCTCCGCGCTCGCGCATGCGTCATTCACGCGTTTCTTGAGCCCATCGCGCGCCGCATAGCTGACGATATCGGGATGCACGTTAGCGAGTTTGATTTCGCCCGCGAGCGTCGCCTTGTCGCCAGCCTCACGAACCCAGAACATTACGCCCGTGGTGTCGTGCGCGGCTTCAACGCGTTGGTTAGCTGCCCATTTGATCGTTTGCATGTTGGTAATCTCCGTGTGTACTACATGGGTATAGGTACGGGAAATGCGTCACCGTTTTTGTGTGAGCCACCCTATGATGTGGCACGCCCAATCCTTCGCCGCCCGCCTACTAGGGACCGCATACGCGGCAACCGTTCGGTTGTCTGGCTACCGGCGATTAGTCAAACCGGCACCCTATACATGCAACGACCATGCCTGCGCTAGACCCCGCATAGATGCATCCCCGGAGCGACAACGTGACCAATAGTGTCAACCTTTGGACGTAAATTGTCACTCCAGTGACACATTCCGTCACGCCTTCGATGCACCAATAAGGTGCGCGCCGCGCCCATGCTGCAGCGCACCAAGAGGACCCGTCGGGCCTCGGCCCGCACCCACCCTCGAAAGTGGCACCGGGGGTGAGGAATGGGACTCCGCCATCTTTTTCTGCCGTGCGCTTTATTCAATCCCCCGGCTAATTGGACTACCAATCTCCCGGCAGATAACTAGGGGCGCGCGATCTTTCGGAGCAGGGCGCGTTGATAATGGTTGACTCGCTCGCCCAAGCTGTGATAGTATTGGTTCACGTAGGCAAACTGCGTCTACTCTTTGCAGGAGGCTTTATGTTCAGGGACTTGGTTACGGGGGAGAGAAAGAACGGGATTCAAAAACCATCGTACTCGCACGAGGCGATGATTGACTTGATTCTCGCGAACCCGGCGATTGATCAGAATGATCTCGCGTCATACTTTGGGTATACGCCTTCGTGGGTCTCGATCGTTATTTCATCTGATGCGTTCCAAGCTGCGCTTGGTGAGAAGAGAGAGAAGATTATTGACCCCATTCTGCGGGGCGCGATTGAAGAATCGTTTAAGGGATTAGTAATACGCTCGATTGAAATCGTGCGTAAGAAGCTTGATGGTGACGTAGCAATTGATACCGCGCTTGAAGTTCTCAAGACTTCATCAAAAGCCCTTGGTTACGGTGCGCGGCCTCAGATGAATGTTCAAGTAAACGGGAATGCTAACCTTATCGGCGTTCTGAGTTCACTACAACCCCCGGCCCCCGCGAGGAAACTAGAGCGGCCGGTTGAACTCGAGATAAAGGCAGCCTGATGCCAAAGATTCGTTCATTTAAAGAGCGTTTTGGAAAGATGCTCGGGCTACCTGATAACGCAGAGAAAGAAACGATTGCTGAAGAAGCGCCCGAGCGCTCTATGGGGGTTGATAAGGTAGAGCGTGCTGAGGCCGAGGCTCTTGCTCCGGTTAAGACTTCTGAGCCTACTGTTGAGGATAATCGGCAAGGCTTTAAAAAGAACGCAGAGAAGTATTTTCGGTGAGCGCTCTTCCCTCCTCCGACCAATTCGCAGCTGCACAATCCCAGATCATGCGCTGGCGGGAGGGTGGCCCGGCACTGTTTGCAGTTGAAGCCCTCGGAGTCCCTGCTGTGTGGGACTCGGCTAAACGCGAGGGTGTTCTGCCGTGGCAATGGAAAGCTTCAGCAGGCATTGTCGAGAAGCGCAGGCTCAGTATTCGCTCTGGTAAGGGCGTTGGCAAATCCGCTTTTCTCGCGTGGTCAATCCTTTGGTTCGAGTCTTGCTTCTTCCCATGCAAGATTGGCTGCACGGCCCCAACCGCTACCCAAATGTCTGACGTTCTATGGGCCGAACTAGCCCTTTGGCACCGTCGTCTTAAAGAGCGAATCCCGGCCCTTGGTGAGAAGTTTGTGTGGAAGTCTGACTGCTTCGAAATGATCGAAGCACCGAAAGAATCTTTCGCTGTCGCGCGTACTGCGCGGCCCGAGAAGCCTGAGGCCCTTCAGGGTCTACATTCTAAGTACACCCTCGTTATTGGTGACGAAGCCAGCGGTATCGACGACGCGATCTTCGAATCTGCCCGAGGCGCACTGTCGAGTGAAAATGCTTGGGTCATCCTAGCTTCTAACCCCACACGCCGTTCAGGATTCTTCTTCGAAACCCATCACTCTATTCGCGAGAAGTGGTGTGCTGTCCAAGTCGATGCTTCAACTGTCCCTCTTGTCTCAGCCGACTCCATCGAGGAGATTGCATTCCAATATGGAAAAGACTCCAACTACTTCCGCATTTCTGTCCTTGGTGAGTTCCCAACAGCTGAGGACGATGTTGTTATCCCGATCGAGCTTTGTGAATCCGCTACAGCACGGGACGTTGAGATTTACGGACCTTGGCAATGGGGTCTGGATGTTGCAAGATTCGGAGGTGATAGGACAGTCTTAATGAAAAGGCGCGATAATGGCACCGAAGGAAAACACAAGGCTTGGAACGGCATGGACACCATGCAAACAGCTGGGCGCGTATACGCGGAGTGGCTCGATACCCCACTTGAAAAGCGTCCTGCTTCCATCTTCATCGACCTTATCGGTATCGGTGCAGGAGTATTCGACCGTTTGCAGGAGTTGGCTCTCCCCGTGGTTGGGGTCAATGTGGCGGAGTCAGCATCTGCCGACGACCATTACAACCGGCTCCGTGACGAGTTGTGGTTTCGTGGGCGTAAGTGGCTCGAACAAAAACATTGCAAACTGTATCCCGACGAGACCCTCATTGCTGAATTGAGCCTGCCCAAGTACAGCGTTACTAGCTCCGGCAAACTTAAAGTTGAAGGTAAGGACGAATTGAAGAAACGTTATCCTCGGTCCCCTGATGTAGCGGATGCGTTCCTTTTAACCTTCGCTCACGCCCTCGCGCATGGGGGTAAACAGATTTATGAGCCCGAACATTTTGCAGACTTCTAATGCCCGAGATTGATATTCTAAGCCGTCTTGTGAAACTCGAGACCTTGATCGAGAACGTAATTAAGCGTCTCGACCATCAAGACTCTTGTGTTGACAGCCTAAAACGGCAAGTCTGGCTTGCTGCAGGCGCTATTGGGTTACTATT